CACATTCCCGTTGGCTCATGGGTCTACCGCCAGAGTGGGACGCCTGCGCGCCTACGGCAACGCCATCGTCCCGCAAGCAGCGCAAGCACTCATAGAGGCTTACCTTGAAACTTAGACCCTATCAAGACGAGGCGGCTGACTTCCTGTACGAGCGCGACAGGGCGATGATCCTTGCCCCTGTGGGTGCGGGCAAGACAGCCATTACGCTCACCGCCATGCAGGCCATGCTCAAAGACGGGCACGTCAAGCGTTTCCTCGTGCTGGCCCCCAAGCGGGTCGCCACCAGCGTCTGGCCCGTCGAGCAGCGCAAGTGGACACCCGATGTAACGCTGGCCGTCGCTGTGGGCACGCTCAAGCAGCGGGCTGCGGCCTTTGCATCCGACGCCCAGGTGGTGGTGACCAACTACGAGAACCTGCCCACGGGCAAGTTTGACGCCGTGGTGTTCGACGAACTGACGCGCCTCAAAAACCCCAGCGGCAAGCGCTTCAAAGACCTGCTGAAATTCCTCACACCCATCGAGATTCGTTGGGGGCTAACCGGCTCGTTCACCAGCAACGGTTTGGAAGACGTGTTCGGCCAGTGCAAGATCGTTGACCAGAGTTTGTTGGGCCGCAGTAAGGGCGCTTTCCAGCAGCAGTATTTCGTGCTAATCAACCCCGACTTTGGTGAGTGGGCACCGCGCAAAGGCAGTCTTGAGAAGGTGATGGCCGTGATAAAGCCTGCCACTTTTGTCTTGGACGCGGGTGAGTATAGCGACAAGCTGCCCCCGCTCCATACGGTAGAAGTGCGCTGCGATCTGTACGACCGCAAGCCTTACGACACCATGAAGAAAGACTTCAAGCTGCAAGACATCACGGCCATCAACGCCGCCGTGGTGACCGGCAAGTTGCAGCAGCTTGCCAGCGGGTTTGTGTACCACACTGTACAGAGCCCATCGGAGATACCTGGCAAGTGGGTGACGGTGCAGACGCCAGTGTGGTTTGACACGGCTAAGTTTGACCGGCTGCATGAGTTACTGGAGGAGAACCAACGTGCTAACACGCTTATTGTTTACAACTATCAAGAGGAACTGGCCGAACTCAAGCGGCGTTACCCTCATGCTCAGACACTTGACGACGACCGGGCCATTGAACGGTGGAACGCAGGCACCATTGAGTTACTGCTTGTCCACCCTAAGTCAGCAGGCCACGGGCTCAACCTCCAGTACGGCGGGTGCCGGATCGTGTTCCTGTCCCTGCCCTGGTCGCTTGAGTTGTATGAACAGACCATCGGGCGCTTGCATCGTAGCGGCCAGCGGCATGACGTGTGGTGCTACGTGATGCTGACCAACAAGACGGTGGACGAACGCATCTGGGCCGCGCTGCATGACAAGCGCGCTATTTCTGATATTGCAATGGAAGAACTATGTTAGACAAACTGAAAGCACAACTCAAAGCGGCCAAGGCCGAACTCAAAATACGCGAGCGCCAGTTGAACGCTCTTTGGCGGTCGCACGACCGCTGCGTTCACTTGATCATCAAACTGGAGACACGAATTGAAAAACACTTGGCGAAGTCTAAATGACCGTCTGCCCACACTGACCGAAGAGGAAGTGCTGGGCTTACTGAACAACGAGCGCAATACGCTCAAAAGAGTATCCATACTGGAGCGTATGCACCAGCGGTACAACACCCTGCGCGTCGCGCGGGAGAGACTTGAACTACTAAAGGAAGCTAAATTACCATGAAACCAAGCTACACCCAAACGCCTCGTTCAATGAGTGAGGCCACCTGGACGACCGGCGCGTATGGCGTCAGTTACAAAAAGTCACGACTGTCAGTAATCGGCGGCTATGTTCTAGCCTTTGCTATCGGCGCTGGTATGGCTGCGCTTTTAGTTACATGGTGGTCGGTATGAAATATATAGCAGACGCGGATTACGCCAAGCAGTACACCGACTGGCACATCAAGACAGGCGGCTTTGCGAGGGACATTACCTTGCGTGACCACTTTGCGGGGCTGGCTATGCAAGCACAGTTATCAATGCCTGAAATTGGTTTAGTTATAAGCCAAGGAACTATAACAATAGAAAAGGTTTGCGGAAGTTGTTATGAATGGGCAGACGCAATGCTCAAGGAGCGTGCCAAATGACCGAATGTTGCAACGATTTTGGTAACTGCACCCAAGGCCGCGACTGCCCTATACGCAAGCAACGCGCCGAGGAAACCAACAAGGCATACATCAACCAAAGCAATGGGCTTGAGCCTGACTTACTGGACGACTTTGCTGCAACATTCAAAGGCTTGATTGCTTTGATGTTTGTAGTTGCTGGCTTGACAATGCTTGCTTTTGTATTTTGGGGGAAGTGATGACAGGCTACAAATCAAAACGCGATGCGGCTTTAGACGAGGAAGGGATGTACCTTGTGCATCACACCAAGCGCAAAGATGATGATGACGACATCCAAGTCTATAAGCGCCCGTGGGTAGAGTTAACAAAAGGCGAGATTGAGTCTTGGGATTTGCCGGACAATCTAACAAGGGTTGAGTTTGCATGGTTTGTGGAAACCAAATTGCGAGAGAAGAACACATGAAACCAAGTCACCCAAAAATTAGGCAGCTATTGCGCCAGTACCAAGACGGCCTGACAGCAAAAGAAATATCTGAACGGCTAGAAAAAAGACACGACACAATTTATGCTGCGCTGCAAAATATGCCGGATACTTACATAGATAGGTGGCTAAAAGCCGAGCAGCAGTTGCCGCCACAAGCCGTATGGTGCGCCGTAGTGCCACCCGAAAATTGTCCTAAACCCAGACCAAAAAATGTCAGACCTACCCAACTTCGCCGCGTGGAACCACGAAACCTTAGCGAAATTTGCTTTGGATTCGTACTTACGAATGCAAGCCCAACAGGACGCTATTGAGCAACTGCGCGGTGACCTGAAAGACGCTATGCAGTTAGTACGGGCGAGTACCCTTACTGTCGATGATTAGCACTTGGCCCCGAGGCTTGCCCTTGGGGTTATTGGGTACGCTAATGTGCGTCCAACGGTCGAACTCACGGATTAACTGGTCAAATGGCAGCTTGGCCGCGATGACCGCTTTGACCACTTGATCTGGCGTCATTGCAGGTACGCGGATGTCCGCAGCGCAGCCGAGTCGATGCTGGCTGGTGTCTTTGCTGCCTACCGCGTCATTTACTTGTTTGCTCCGAAATGCGCTGTTGACCATGATCGGTACGCCGCCCAAAACGCTTTTAACTTGTTCCAGCAAGCCAGCCAAGCGTTGGAGATTTGCAATTTCACTAGGGTTAGGTTCATTTTTAAATTCTCGGTGATCGGTGACAGTTAATTCTGCCAGCGTGAAGTTAGGTGTCATTTTGCAGCCACGCCTTGCATCTTCTCAGCCGTACGCATACCACCCAGGCCAAGCATACCCAACAGCAGCGGCATCATGGTGCCCGTGTCCATTGTGGGGAACTTGACCGGGTGACCGGCCAAGGCCGAGCCCCACTCAGCCAGCGGGCCGACGACGAACTGGACGGCAAATCCTGCACCGCACACCCAGCCGATAGCGGGTCGCCAGCCGGAGACAAAGACGCTGCTGCTGGCCGCTTCAATTTTGTTGATGTCCATCTGCCCGGTGATCTGAGCCAACTCGCCGTTCTGTTGCAACTTGAGCAGTTCTAGCTTGGCAGCGGCTTGCTGCGCTGGGTCAGGCAGCACTCGGTCTAGGACTTTGCTGCCAACTTCAAACAAAGCTGTTACTGGGTCAAGGGACATTAGGTTTCTCCTCGTCTATGTGCGAACCTACTTTAAGGCCCGATAGCCAGCCGATCAAGCCACCGATGATGGTCTGAAAAGCTGGGCCAATAATTTCAAAAATTTTGGTGTTGTCCACTTCTTTGACAAACAAGCCATGAATCAGCGCCCAGATTAAGGACAGCACAACCGCGCACAGGGTAGCGGTGACCATGTAGGTCACTACATTTACCAACTTATCTTTATCGTTCATCTTGCCTTCTCCATGATCTTGGCCCGCAAGGCGGGGCTATCAGCAGTGCCAGCCCACTCGGGCAAAGCGTTCCATATAAGTGTGTAGTCATCCACGCTACACTTTGACTTATCTAGCCACGCCAGCATGGCCTTGTGGCGCTCTGCTGGGTCGTGCGTTGACCAGGCTATGGCGTACAACTCCTGCACCGCGCAACTTGGCTGCTTGGGCGGCTTTCTGATAGGCGGCGGCTGCGCGTTCAGAATCAGCTTGTCCTGGGCGACCGATACCGTGACCAGCGCCAAAAAGAGTATGACGCCGCGCATTAGTCATTTGTCTGCTTTGTTTTCTAGCCGGTCAAAAATCTTACTTAGCATTTCTTTGATCTCGCGCATATCTTCTTTGTAGTCCAGACGGGCAACATAAATCGTAGGTAACTTGGACAGGTCAGTTTTAAGGTCTTGCACTGCTGTCCACAACTCGCGGGCGAACCATCCGGCCACGCCCATGCACGCGCCCAAGATGAGGTTGATTGTTTGCTGGTCCATCATTGACCGCTCAGAAAATTAAATTGGGCGTTGCCAGTGTCTTGTGGGGCTAGATTGTTGACTACGCCAATATTGCGTACTTTTTCAGCGCTTATGCCAGCGTTCTTAAACGGGTCGGCAAATTTTTCCCCCGCTGCTTGTCGAGCCATAGACTTACGCAATGCAGCAGCAGCCATTTTTGGGTCTAACATTTCCGTAGCAATTTCAATTGCAATTTTTTCGTTTACCCCGCCTTTTAAACGTCGGATAATTTCATTTGCAACTGTGGCGACTCGGTTCATTAAGTTTGGCACTTGCGCCCCAGGAACCGTGTGCAGCAAATCAGGCCCAGCTTTTGCACCTTTGCCCGCCGCGTATTCAGTTTCAGCTATGCGAGATAGATCGTTTTTTACGCCTTCTATCACGGTCATTTGTTCTGGCGACAGAATTTTAGCCAAGCTGTCATAGCGGGGCAGACCTGTGGTTGCTTTTTGTATGGTGGCGGGCGCGTTTTCTACCGCCGTTGCAAAACCACTAGCGCGCAATTTACCTGTTTCTTCGCCAAGCGCGGGGGTCAATTTACCTTCAAGATATTGCCCCACTTGCATTTGGTTGATAGGCTTGCTGCCCGCCGAGTACGTCTGACGGGCTTGGCCGTATTCGGGGACTTTGTTTTCAAACCAATTTAAAAATTGTTCACGAGTTTTACCAATTGCACTGGCTTCATTTTTGCCAATACCAAAGGTAGCGGGATCATGGGTCAAATCATCAAACGCCAATTTCATGTAGTGCAGGCTTGTGCCAGGATATTGCGCTACTTCTCCGGGCACCGTTGTATAGCCTACGGGTTTGCCTGATGCGTCCAATATGGGCGACGGCACTGTTTGAGCAGGGCGAGTCTCGCCAATTTGAAACGTTTGGCCTTTTTCTTCGGCAAGTTGTTTAGCGCGGGCCAGCACTTTGTCCATAGACGGGCGTTCCGTAAGCGCTGCAAATGCGGCATCAGCAGGCACCACTGTTTTGTCTGCAATTCTGTACAACGGATCAGTTGCGCTAGTCCTAGCGGCTTCCGCAGCTTTAATGTCATCAGCAGTTTTACCTACGCTACGAATAGCCGCAAGCTGGGCTTCTTTTTGCGCTGCTTCACGACCTAAATACTCAGTAGGTAATTTTTCTGCGGCTTGTTTGCCTAGCGCAGCAAACCGTGTCGATCCCGCCGTTGCCGCTGCTTGCGCGGCGGTAGGCATAGAACCAGGTACAAGTTCAACCGGCGCGGCCAATGCGTTCAATATCTCAGGGGCTCGGCCTTCTGCCGCCGTCATGTACGCTTTAGATTTAGGGTCTAACGCGTTGTATATTTGTTGGCCCCCTTTTCCGGCTACTTCAAAACCTAAATTTGCAGCGCCGACAATTGGCGTCATTGGGTTGATAACTTTGGCCGTAGTTGCTAAAACTTTAGACGCCATTGGCGCAACCCGCGCCGTTGCGGTCGCGCCGCCAGATAGAAGCGTAGATAAATCAGCCGCTGCGCCTACGGGGTCTTCAGCAAGCGTGCGTTTTATAGACTCAAAATTACCATATCTATCTTTAAGCATTCCGCCCGCAGCATTTGCAGTGTCTATTGCTCGTTTTTGAGCCGCCGGGTTAACTTCAATTGCGTTAATAGCAGTTTGAACTGCTTTGGGCATAAAATTATAGACACCGCCAGCCGCGACATCGGAAATATTTGTAAGCGTTTGTATAGGGTGTGCAAAAATATCCGCCACACCGCTTAGAAACCCCATGCCACTTTTAGGTACATTTTCAAGCGCCGCGCCGGGCACTTCTGCAAGAGTGTATGACTTGCGAGGGGCAGGCATACCATTAGAAGCCGCCGCAGGCTGCTGATATTGCTCCCAAGGGCCACTGGCGGCGGCAGCGGGCTGTTGGTATTGTTCCCACGGCCCAGCCATTACAGTTTCTCCCAGTTAGCGGCAACGGCAGGGTCGCCACCTTTAAATCGATACCCTTCTGCTTTAGTTCCAACGGCGGGGGTGGTAGGCGCGGCGGCGGCACCAAATCGTTTAGGGATAACAACAGGCTCTGTAGAAAGGCCTGTACCTTCTGTTGCTGATTTTGGAATTTCTTTAACGCGCTTATTCCAAGTAGCCGCGCTTTTATCCGCAGCGGTATGCGAAAGTTCAGCCAAACGTTGAATAGTTTGAGCATTCAAAGTTATACGGCCACCTTCGGCGTCTTGCAAAAATTGCAAGTCTTTATCTGTAAATCCTTGGCCTGCCCCAAGCCCTGAAGATTTAACCGCGCCTAAAGTTTGACGCGCTAACCCCGACACCAACATTTCGGTGTTGGCTATTTTTTCGTCGTTTCCAGCGCCTGCTAGATTTAAAGCGCGGGCCATGTTAAGTTTGATGTCGGCAGCAGACCCAGTAAACACATTACCTTGACTTAAAATACTTAACACGCGGTTAGCATTAGACGCCAACTCAGGTGCTCTAGTTGCAGTGTCTAACAATGCTACATCTCTGTCCGCTATTTTGCCGCCAAAAGCCTCACCATATTTTTTCTCTGTAGATTGAGAAACATTAACTTGCATGCTTGCCGCAGGCGCATGGGTAGTTTCTTTCAAAATCATTGCGTTAAGTTCTCTAACGCGAGGATCATCTGGAGGCGCGCCGCTGGCTATTAGCGCAGCGCGCGCATCTTGATATTTAGTCAAAATCGCAGGCGCAGCATTTCTAGTTTTATCCGCGTTAAATTGCGCGTAACCTTCTGTAGTAAGCGGGTAACCTAAAGCCTGCATGGTCGATACGTCAGGAGTGCTTAAATGTTTTATTTTTTCCGCAATTAAAGTCATTCGGTCTTTAACACCCGGCAAGTCTGAATACTGAGACAACTTCATGTACTCAGTTTCCAATGCTTTTGCAGCATTTGCTTGCGGCGCTGCCGCAAGTTGATTGACAGGCGCAGCCGGGGGCGGCATTAGTTGGTTCATTACCGGCGCTGGCGCTGGCGCAACCGTCGGTTTAGCTAAATTAAGAGGCGGGACATTAGGCTGATTGAACATGGGTACGTTTTGATCCATACCATACGTGCCCAAACCCAAAGCGCCCGGCGCAGCAGCAGCAGGCATGGTAGGTGCAGCAACAGCAGGCGCAACTTCGCCATAAATGCCAGCTTTTTTTGCGTCAGCCAACCGTTGCAAAGACTGCAACCCCGTTACGCCGTGTTGCGAAATTTGAGGGTTTTTGTTTGTTGCCATTATTCGAAATGCTTGCATCAAATCTGGCGGGCCGCCATTTTTTTCTATGGCGTCTTTCATTTGGCTAACGTAATTTTCATCTTGCTGAATTTGACGTTGCATCTGATCTATTTGCAACTGCGAGTGCTGTTGTTGCGTACCGGCAGCGCGTTGCTGGGCTTGCGAGGCCAAAATGTTTTGTACTTGGCCTTCCCGTGCCAATGGATCAGCAAGCTGAAGAGGCTGAACCCCAAGAGCAATTCGTGTGTCTAAAGGCATGATTGTTCCTTACGACCGTAGTCCAATTGATGCGTTATAACCGGCGTATGGCTCACTCATTAAAGAACTGCCACCGCCAGGGGGCCGCAATCTATTTAAGTAATCTTGTCCTTGGTTATAGTTTAAGTACGAACTTAAACCGCCGGTAAGCGCATTTGCACCACCAACGTAGCCGGACGCGCGGGCGTCAGCACCCCCCATATATGCTTCACTAGCGCCTGCGCCGTATGACCGACCAGCCTCGCCTAAAGTATTGGCGGTAGTCATGCCCACACCCGCTAGACTTTGCAGCGGGTTAAGCAGGGCTGCACGTTCAGTCTGGTAACGGTTAAAAGCGTTTGTGTACTCTTGCGACCCCATGTCTTCGCCGTAGCGAGTTGCGGCCTTCAAAGCCGCGCCAGAGATTAAACCCCCACGGGCCGCAGCGGATCGTTCAAGTGCTTTTTGGCCTTCAGATAGACGAAATGCGTAGCCTGGGTCTGCTTTATATTGATCCATCCCAAACGGCTTGTAATCAGCCGCAGCGGTCAGCTTGTTAAGCGCCCCTACTCCAGCCGCTAAAAAAGGTTGTTGCCGTTGCACATTTTCTTCGTACATTTTGTACTGCAACTCAGCAGCGCGGTCAGCAGCGCCTGCTTGAGTGTCAGCGGCTTTGCTGGCGGCACTTGCACCAAGCAACGAACTGCCAAAAATTGCGGCGGGAAGCATCCAAGGCATATCAAACTCCTTCGCTCAAACACTGAGCAATATTACGCGCCTGGTCAATATCCCCAGGCACAATTAACAATTCATCAATTTCGTCTTCATCAGTGCAATCAGAAGCGTGTATGCAATACCAAACAACGTCTGTAATTGATTTTACGCCGTGATGTTGCCCTGCCGCTATAGTCAGACAAGCGGGGGCGTTAACAATGGATTTAACGCCGTTTACGATAAGTTCTACCGATCCACTAGCCAAAATGGATAAATGGTCATGTTTGTGCGCGTGCTGCACTAAAATTTGACCCGCAGGAATAAACGCTTCTTTAGCGTACACACCCGAACTAAAGTGGTGGTGAATCATCAAGTCACCTCACGCCCAGAAACGCGGATGTTAATCGCGCTGGCGGTGCCAGCAATGGTACTGATGAAGTCGCCAACACCAAGCACTTGGCCCACCAATTCAGGGAAGGTGTAGACCTCAGACGCTTGCAAGGTCTTGGTCTTGGTAATCAAGTTGGTGTTACCCGCAGAGCCAGACACGGTGACCAAGTTCACGCTGATTGTTGCTGCCGTGGCAGTTATGTTAGTCGCGGTGAACTTGTCGATGATGGCCGTGACGCCAGTTGCGGTGTACTGGGTTGTTTGCGAACTTTCGGCAAACTTTGCGGCTACAAGGACTTTTACTGATACGGTCATGGTTTACTCCAAAAGCAGGTTGTTGTTAGCGGCCTGTTGCATAATGACCCAATTTGTGCCGTCAGACACCATTGTCGCCCAATTTCCTACAACTGCCAAGAGGATTGCGGTGCCAGCCGCCGCGCTGTCAATCAGCACCACGTTGCTTGATGCAGACACCAAAGTCTGAGCCTGCAAGTTTTTAAAAGTCAGATAACGGCCAGAATATAAAGACGCCGAAGGCAAGGTCACCGTGCAAGTCGAGCCTGACTTGTTATTGATAAGCCAAGTCTCGTTAGCGGCAACCGTAAAGTCAGCGGTCTTGGTAACTGGCGCACTTGAGAGCGCCGCAATGCTTGCGGTAATTAGGCCAACGTCAACAATCGGTTGCACTTGCAAAGCCTCAATCTGCTTTTGCATTTCAGCAGTTTGAGACACCAAGGCAGAGCAACAGTCGCCCAATACGTCAGGCGCAGGCAAAGTAACCACTGGCGGCAGGGTTTGCAATTCCTGATTGACTGAGCGAAGCGCCGCATCGTAAGACGCAAGCAAGGACTCAGAACTGAACGTAAGCCCTGAATCGTCAATAACCGCCGAAGCAATGTTATTGAGCGACAAAAAAAACAAATACCAAGCGCGGTCAATCAGATTTGTGCGGGGGTCAATCAGCGGCACGCGCGGCGGCGTGATTGGCGTTGGCGTAGCGTTAGGGCTAGGCATTTGTTGGACTCAAAATGAGTTCAGCGCCCATGATTGTAATTTTTACAGGGTCAGTGCCTGACAGTTCGTACACACGGTCACGCAGCTTTAAAGTCATGCCCAGCCGACGCCAAAAGGTTCGGTGACCATACGCACCAATTTTGCCAACTGGCGACCAATGCTCGTTGCTCCATGTATGACCGCCGTCATCTGACCAGCGCAGCATGACTTCAGGGTCGTAGCCTGGTGCAGCAAGATAAGCTGTGGTCACTAAGTTGTACCCGCTAATATCGGTATCCGACAGTTCGTATTGGCCTAAAGGCTCAAAACCGTCCCCAGCTTCAGTAGTTAAAGTAACGCCCGATTGCGTTGTTAGATACGTTTGTACGTATTCAGCTACAAGGTCTAGCCCTGACTCAGTGTCAATATTTTCACTGTCATACCCAGGGTACAGATTTAGCCCCACGCCTGTTTCGCAGTCCAGTTGCAAGCTGTGATGCGCCGTGCGCTTCAAATTGTTTTGGCCGGTGGGCAACGCTCGCCATGAACGCAACCATCTTTGAATGTTGCCATTGTCCGAATAATTGTCCAAGTCAAACGCATAGATGTTGCCGTTTTCAAAGTCGCCAACAACAATTTTGTTGTTGAACGCCATTTGGCAGTTGCTGCGGTGACGGGTAAATTCACCATTGTCAAAGCCTGCACGCTCATGCCAGGCTTGCGTTGCCGCGTCATAAACCCAAGTGGTGTTAGCACTAGGAAAAATCAACACGTAAAAGCTGTGGCCGTCTTGTTGGTAGGTGTACGCAATGGCGTCTGATAAATCAGCGTATTGCTGAATCTGCCATTCAACAGCATGAGTAGAAATGCGAACGCCCGAATAGCCATTGGCGCGGTAGACAATACCTTGGCCACGGCGATCACGGCCAAGCCAAAAAATGCCGTTGTCCATCTTGGCTATAGAGTAAGGGGCAGCGCACCCTAACTCGTTAAACGCGCCTTGGATGCGCTGCAAGGGGAAGTCTGTTGCGCCAGAGTCGTACCAAACCTCAATGGAGTTTGTGCCAAAGGCCCACACCTCACGAAAGTTGGACGTTACGGCCAGTAGGCCATCAGGTGAGCCTTCGGTGCTGACAAACTCTAATGGGTTAATGGATGTGCCGTCTAGCAACTCAGTTACCCACATCAATTGGCTGTTTGGTTGGTTGAACACAAAGTAGCCGTCTAGATAACACACAGTTACAGCGCCTGGAAAATCAGGGTCAGTAATTTGACCAAAGACGTTTGTGGTGTTGTTGTAAATGTAACTCGGGCCATTGGCCGCGATGAACAACTGAGTGCCATTGTCGGCCAAGCTAACTGGCCCCGTGCCTATTACCGTGCCAATCAGCGTGGGCACATATGAAGTAGTGATCTTGTACAACTCGGTGCCCGACACCACAAAGGCCGTGCTGTCGCTAGATGAAAACGCCCACAACCCTCGAACCGGGCCGGTGCCTACCGTTGAAAGTAAGTTCAAGCCAGGCGCTCGGTTTAGAAAGCCTGGTTCCTTGCCTGCCTCCGGCACGATCTCGGGGAACAGGTTAACCATGCGGGCATCCGCAGCATTGACGCTACGTGCTACATAGGTTGAACCAAGGATGGGCGTTTTCATTAAGCCGCAACTGCTTTGATAACTGCAAAGTTAAAAACGGGTGTTTCTGTGGTCGTGCCGCCCGTAGTGCGGAATGAAATGTTAAAACTACCCGCCGCCACCGCAGTGACCATTAAGTTGTATAAGTCAGTGCCTGACTTTTGATTCAAGATGACAACGTCGGTTGCCGCCACAGTGCTGTTGGTCACAGTAAAGGTTGCCGCAGTTGTTGTACCCGCTGCGCTAAACATGGTGATTGCGCCTGCCGTTTTGTTTAGCGTTACACCTGTGGTGCGGCTAGTTAGTTGCGTAACCGCGCCGCCTGCGCCTGCGGCATACCCTACGCCAGCCGTGCCGGATGAAACAATTGTGCCTGTGGCTGTCAGGCTAGTGCCCGTAGCAGCACCGATATTAGGCGTTGTAAGCACCATATTGGTACTAGTGCAATTTGACAAATTACCGCTTGTTGGCGTACCTAATACAGGCGTAACCAATGTGGGGCTAGTAAACAGCAGCGCGTTGGTAAGCTGTTTTGTCGTGCCGCCTTGCACAATTGGCAAGACATCACCAACGGCAGCAGCAGTTGCGACGGGAAGAGATGAGATTGCGATAGTTGCCATGTTAGTAGTTTCCTGCGTAAATGTTAAAGCGTTGACGAGTCGCCACAATGGCGTAAGGCATAGACATCACATCGTCAGGGTTGTTGATGCGTTTCAGATTGCGCTTGCTGGTCATAGCAATGCGCTGCACTTGGGGGCTGGGCTCCACGCCAAACTCAGGTGCGATCTCGCAAGCCAAGTTGTAGGTAAAGGCACGCAAGTAACCCGGCGGGAACAAGATATTGGTCGCCAAGTTGGCAGGCTGGGTTAACTCTTCAACGCTGATAAAGTGCCACTCCAAGTCCCGTGTGGGCTTGGGATAGATGTACATATCCACATCAGGATACGTCATGTTGATAAACAACACTTGCGGGTAAGTAGACGTAACCGTCTTAACAGCAATACCGTCGTACTGCTGCTGGTTAATCATTTTTATGCCAAAGCTGACATTGGTGCCTGGGTCGCGGTAGTAGGTCGCGTCATCCAGCAAGATGGGCCGATTGCCTACGAAATTGCCTGTTGGGCCAAGGGTGCGGTTGATAAAGCCAGCAGGCCAAGTAAACACCTGGTCTTGGGTGCTAAACACCGACAGACGTTCGGTATTCCAGCTATCAATCATCTGGTTTAACGCCATCAAGCTGTCTTGCGACACTGAAGCAGAAGTAGTCTCGCCTTCAGCCAGCACGCCAAGCAATCGAAGGGCTCGGTTAATCTGATCGCCAGCGGTGTATGTCGCCATGACTAGGCTCCTTCGGGTTCGGTTCTACGACGGCGCTTTACTTCCAGTGCGTTAACAGGAGCCGCCTCGGTAACTTTGGGCGTATCCTGAGTATATCGTGTCCAGCCGTTTTGTTCATCGTATTCGGCTTCAAGTTCCATAGTGGCAACTTTGCGGCCATGAACGGGGTGAGCGAGGTATATTTCCATAAATGAAAGGGGAAGTTTTTGGCCTCCCCTTCCTCTTACGCTTGCGCTACGTGAATCAAAGCAAAATTTAAAGTTAGCGCCTCAGACAAACTGCCTGCGGATGCATTTGAAATTACTACGGTAAATGATCCGGCAGCTACAGCGGCCACCGAAAGCAAATACGTTCCCGCCGTGGCTGCGCCGCTTGCTAATGCCACAATTGGAACATCATAGGCACTTACCGCACTATTTGTAACAATGAAAGCCACTTCAACACCAGCAGCCAAAGCAGCATTGTTTGTCACAATTTGACCAACAGATGCGTTGATGGTCACGCCAGTAGATTTGCTGGTAGCTTGAGTAACAGTTGAAGGCGCCGTAGTAGAGCTTCCAGTGTTATATCCAAGCTGCCCACTTCCAGCAAGGGCATAAATTGTTGCTGAACCTTTTAGGTCTTGGTCTTCAAAAGCAACACCAATAGATTTTGTATTTGCCATAATTATTTCCTTATAGAACGGGGCCGAAGCCCCATTCAGGTTTAGGCTACGCGATACACAGTGTACGCAGCATCGCCGGTTTTGCGGAACAAAAATTGTCCCGCGCCACTAACACCTGCCGAACTGCCGGTGATAGCAACAACCAAGTTGCCAACTGCGGTAATGCCAGTGCCCACAACCATCGTAATCAACCCGGTCGAAGTGCCCAGGTTAATAACTGTCAGGTCAAACGTGCTGTTAACTTTTGCGTTGGTAAACACCGCATCAATCGCCGCAGCAGTTGGGAACGTGTACGATGCCGCCGTGGTAGACGGATTACCTACCAAGATACCGCCCGTGGTTTGTGCAACGGTCAGAGTGGCCGTTGCAGTCGCCGTATTAGGCGCTGCTTGAACGCCCATAATGATTTCATTGGTGTTGCCATCAGTAAACTGATATCCACCGCCAGAATTAGGAATAGCCATGATAAATTTCCTTTAAAAAGAATTGATTAACCCCAGATGCGGCAAGCCATCTGTGGACGAATGGTGCTAAAGCCATACAGTACGTCAATACGGCAAGGCATACGGTCGTTGTTGATGTCGTACTGGCGCACGACACGCAAGCTGATACCGTTATGAACCGCACGGGCGGCCATGTCAACACCCTGGGGCAGCAACAAGTCAGCGGTAGCAAACGTGATAGCGTCCTTGTGGTAAACCAAGTTCTGTGCGTAAGCAGTAGAAGCGGTGCCAACAAAAGTCACAACAGCGCTAGATTGTGGCAAGGCAGTCATGGTAGCCAGTGCGTGAGCAGCGGAGTACATGGGAGCTACAGTTACAGTCCAAGTGCCAGAGACAGCGGTGGCATCAGCCAGAGCCACAAACTGGAACAACGAACCAGTAGTTTCACGGGTTTGCGGATTTACAGCAGAACAAGCTGCAATGGTAAACACATCACCGGCCTTGATGGTTGTAGTAACCGAGGCTTGCGACAAGCTCACAGTAGAAGAACCTTCAGTAGTCACCGTGGTGCCAACCGTGGTAGCAGCCGTGGCGTCACGCGAACCAGTGGTGAACTGCTTGATGGATTGGCTCATGTTGATTTCTTCAAATCCCAATACGCCAGTGCCCATCATGCCGTTTTTGAATTGGCGGGACACGGTGTCAGTGGGGTTGAACAAACCTTTCATGCCTTCAACCAAACCAGCGTTTGCAGCGGGGTTAACCGTTGCATACCGGGGCGACATTACAGCGGCGTTCTCATTCAGCTTTTGCTGGGCTTGGAGCAGCACCAAAGAAGTTGAAGGAGTCGTGCCGGGGGTGCCGACAGTGTTACCGATGGTTTTGTACGCATTGGCAACATCAGCATCAATGCTGGAGGCCAACTGGCTGATACGTGGTTTCAATACACGCTCTGCAAAGTCGTCCAACTGCATGGTCAATTCAGCGGAAGTAAAGTTCACGCCGATATGCTTTTGCGAGGCGACAGTCAAAGTGGTGAACTGCTCGTTGTCGTCCTGAACTTGCAGGGCGGCACCGTCAGTGACCAAAGCGCGGTCAGGGAGGCGAATACGCAGAGTAGAACCAATCTTGGCACCTTCAACAGCGAAGCTGTCGTCGTACTGACGGTTTACGTTACGAGTGATTACCAGGTTGTTCTCGAGGATTTCGAGAGCCTTCCGAGTAATCATGTCAATGGTTAGGATACTATTAGCCATGAAAAAAGTCCTTAAAAAAAGTTAGCGGTTTTGCGCTTCCCACTTCTTCCGTTGTCGTGCCCTTTCGGCTTCAATCCACTGCGAGGCCGTCATGGTCTTATCTGACCTGGGGTCTGTAGTGTCATAGGCCGGTGATCCAGTAGATCGGGCAGTGACAGGCGAAATCGGCGCTGGCGCGGATGTCGTACGTTTTATGGGAGGATCAGACGCCAATTTGGCCTCAATCTTCCCAATTTCCTTTGCCTGTGCAAGCGGGGCTAGGCGAGATATACGCTCTGCGTCTTTGGGGTTAGTTCCGAGGTAGTAAGCTAACTCAGGCCCAACATCCGAAGACCGAATCGTATCGGCCATCACGTCCGTAATTGGCAGCTTGGGGTTGTACGCGACTTGTTCAAAGTCATCGTACTTAGCGCGGGCTTCCTCTTCCAGATCGTGATAACTCTCAAGAACTTGCGAGTGCTGCTTGGCCGCTTCGCGCTGCGCGATCAGTTGCTCGGCCTTTTGATAGGCCAACGCATCGGCGTAAGCCTCTGGCGTTTCAAACTGATCGACAGACTGTGCTGCCGGAGCCCTCAAGGTCTGCGTTTCCGCAACCCTCTGTGCTTGTTCCCGTTCCCACTTTCGTTGCTCTCTTGCGAGGCGTTTTCCAATAGCTGCATCAAGTTCCTCTTGCGAGAATGTCTTGGGTGCTTCTGCTTCCGGCGCTTTAACTTCAGGTTCAGGTGCAGCCGTTGCCACCTGTTCCGGCGCGGGGTCTACTACCGCTAGGCTTTCATCTGACATTTTTCGATTCCATAGAATCCCTGGTGAACGCACCAGTACGTGTTTTCAGCATTATGCTGGAATTTGGGCCGCTTGGTAAGCAGCAATTGCTTCTGGCGTATGTATTAAAGCGCAGACAGATCGTACCTTGTCATCTTCGGCGCTGTAGTCGTCACCTGGCTTAAAGTAATTACCCTTGACCTGTTCGGCAAAAGGCTTTCCATCTTCCGTGACGGTCACCACATACCGCACGGCGACAGTCTGATCTGCCAGCACTTCAATACGATTGACAACGATTTGTTTTTCAAACATAATGTTCCTTTAAACAAAATAGGTTGCTGAAAATGTAAGCGTCCCCGTGGCTGCAATTGCGCCAGCAGATGTTACGTTTGTGCTTGTACAAATTATTGCGGCAAAAGAAGTCAAGGCGGCATTTGTCACATTACCATGCCCCGCAGTACCAACAGTAAAAGGCAAATTAGTTGTAATAATGCCAGCAGCAGCCACAGCAACACTTGTTGCGCCAGTAACTGTTCCGCTAACTGTTAAAGTTCGTCCATTACGAGTATATTTTCCAGTTGAACTAAATGCA